ACGGCAGAGTGCTGCTTTGTCGCGAAACTCTGGAGGTGGAGACGCACCTCAGAAAAGCCCAGGCTGATTACCTGGCACTCGAAAGATCGCCAATCCGATCTGCCGTGGCGGAACGATTCAAGGAGAGCTGTAGTGACTCCCCGGACTTCCTCACGGACGTGTTCGCGCACATTGCGGACCCACACGCGAAGCGCGACCTGCGCATCCAGGGCGGACTCGAGTTACTCGAGACCGGCCGGGTGGCGGAGCCTTCGTGGGTGTATCAAGGCAAGGTCAACGTTGCGGTAAAGCGCCGCGAGTGGGCCAAAATAAAGTCGGGGAGCGTGTCAATCCCCCGCACTGTCTTTGATCTTGGAGTGACGTCGTCCCTAGCGGGGTACCGTCTGACAAAAACGCTGAAAACTGCCATGGAGGCGGCGCTCGTAGTCGGTGGGGACATGTACCAGTTCTGTTCAACACCGTCCTTCGACGCGCTCACCAACGCATTCGACAGCCTCATCGCGCCCCTCAACCGGTCGAGCTTCATCTATTTTTCCGATGACGCCTGCTGGTCGTTCGTGGGGCCCGGCGGGGAGGTCCACATGTACAACGTAGATATCAGCAAGTGCGACATCTCGCACACTGAGGCACTCTTCAACGAGCTGCAAGCCCTGACACCCCATGATGTTAAAGACAACATGCGCCGCCTCATCGAGCAGCTGCGCAGCGGCATCACAATCAGGGCGCCCGAAGACCCGGAAATCAAGTTCACCCTGCGCCGAAGCGACGGGTCGCCGGTTCTACTCTCGGGCAGCACTCTCACCACTCTCATCAACAACCTGGCCAACATCCTCATCGGCGAGTGCCTAAACAAGGCATCCCGGGCTGGCATTCTACACGAAGCCGGCCTCATCGAGGCTGTGGCGCAATCCGGGTACGTCATCACACTAACCCGGTGCCACCAGGTGGAGCACCTACAATTCCTCAAGCACAGCCCCATCATGACTACGGAGGGCTGTTACAAGCCGTGCATCAACTATGGCGTCGCTCTGCGCGCCAGCGGCTTCTGCCACGGGGATTTGCCGGGGCGCGGCGACATCGAGGTCAGGGCGCGGTCGTTTCAGAAGCAGCTGTGGCACGGTATGTTCCCATACTGTAGCTCACCCTTCATCGACGCGCTCAAGGCTACGGTCGCCGACGCAACGAGCCTAGGGGAACGCGCTGACGCCCAAGTGCGGCGCATGGTGGAGTCCAAGCACGCGGATCATACTCCGCGCGCCACCACCGTCTTCCTCGACAGCTCGCACGCCCGGCGGTACGACATCACCGAGAGCACCCTCACCTCACTCACCTACACCTGCCAAGAAGTGGGTTTCGGTTGCTGCATTGACGAACCCGCCAGTCGGGCCATATTGGCTCTAGATTACGGCGTTGTGTTCGACAGCGACCTCTAAGCCCCCGTGTCAAGCGGGGCCACACCGACGACCGTTCGTGTCGGTGGCAGGGGCGGCCCTCCACAGCCGTCCTCCG